CGGTGGAGCGAGGCACTGGAGGCCCTGCGGACGGCCCCGCTGCCCGACGGGCTGCGCCACCTTGGCGACCGCATCCAGCGGGCCGAGGCGGGGTTGATCATCACCATCGGCGAGGACGGGTGATGGCCGGTCCCGAGATCTCCCGGTACGGGGTCCTCTACCCGCCCGCCTCCTGGGGGGTCAATGACGACGGCGTCCAGGTGCCGAGGCGCACCGAGGGCAGCATCGCCGCCGGGTACGGCTTTCGCGACTTCGCCCTGGTCTGCCGCATCTGCGGCGACGAGTGGGAGAACACGGAGCAGATCGGGATGGTGGCGGCACACTTCCACCAGCACCACCCCGGCGAGCCCAAGGTCAGGATGGCGCTGCTCTGGCTGGGCCGTGGCCCGGCCCCGGGCTCGCCCCGGATGCTGCGGCGATGAGGCTCCCCTGGTCGCGTCCCGCACCGCCGCCTCCCGACGCTCCCGTGATCGAGGAGGAGATGTGCTCCGACTGCGGCCGCTGCCTGGTGCGGTTCCACACCGACGGCACCTTCGACCTCGATGAGCAGGCCGGGGTGTCGCTAGCCGTCACGGGGAAGGTCCTCCGCGAGGCGGCTGAGCGGGCTCTGCCGTTCCGGCTGTCCGCCGTGCCCGGCACCGCCCGCTGCTACCGCTGCCACCCCGACGGAGAGCGTGGATGATGACCGCCGTCCTCCGTGGCCTGCTCATGATCTTGGCCATCCTGGTCGTGGCTGGCGTCGTGGTGCTGGTGATCTGGGATCTCGGCCCGGGCTCTCCGCTCGTGGTGCAGCTGGCCACGCCCAGCCTCACGCCCTCCGGCACCTGGACGGGGCCGACCTACGCCCCGGTGCCCAGCTTCACGTTCGGCACCCCGACGCCGACGCCGTATGCCACCCCCGCGTGCTCCAGCTGGCCGCCGCCCGCCGGATCGTCGCCCTGCGCCGGCGTCTACCTCACCACCCCGCTGCCAACGGCGGAGATCCCGCCGCCCTCCCTCTATCCGCTCACTACCGCAACCCCATCACCGTAAAGGGAGATCCTCAATGCTCGCCGTGTTCAAGTACCCGCTCATGCTGGACGGGGTCACCACCGTGCGCCTCACCCATCCGCCGCTGTACTGCCGGGAGCGGGGCGGCACCGTCTGCATCTGGGCGCTCCACGGGGATGCCCTCCCCGAGACGGAGCACCACTACCTCTGCATCAATACCGGACAGGAGATCCCGGCCTCGCTGCGGATTGTCAGGAGCATCGGGATGGGCCATCTCATCGGCGGGCTCATCATCGTCCACGTCTTCGAGGTCGCCCCCGCCATCAGCGCCGAGGTTCCGGCATGAACGACGCTGATCTCCTCTCCCTGGACGCCGCGATTCTCGGGGTGACCGAGGGGCAACTGATCGCCTGGCGAACCCGCTGCCGCCCTGCCCATCAGGCCGCTGCCGCTGCGGGCCGTCACGACGCTGAGTGTGAGCACCACCGCGCCCTTCGCGACGTGGGCACCTGCCCCCTCTGCGGCATCGACTGCCAGGATCGGCCTGGTAACAGAGACGCCGAGGAATGGCGCACCATCGCGGAGACGCTCACCGAGGAGGTCACGCGGCTCCAGGGCGAGGTAGACCGGCTCTCCGCGCTGGGCGGCGGCATGAGCGCCGAGGAGATCGGCACCCCGCCGTTCGTCCTCACCCCGCCGTCCGAGGAGTACCGGGCGCTCTACGTTCGCCTGGGGCTCGGCCCCGGAGAGATCGGCCCGGCGTGGAAGGAGGCCCGCATGGGCCGCTGCCCGTCGTGTCACGGGAAACTGGACGGCGAGGGCGGCGAGGACAATCCCTGGCGGCTCTGCGCGCCGTGCGCCCTGGAGTGGGCCGCCGAGCCCGATAGCTTCGGAGTGCGAGAGACATGAGCGAGCGCGTGGTTGCCATTTTGAGCGCTGACGATGATGAGGTGCGCCTGATCGGCTTTGGTGAGTATGTCGGAGACGATTACCCGCCTGGAGAGATCGGAGATTATCTACGCCTCGTCAAGCACCCAAACCCCAAGATCGTGCTAGAGGATGGATCGGTTGTGTGGGGTTTCCAGTGCTGGTGGCACGCGGCAGACGACTTCAATGCGTTTGTCGCTGGTCGTCGGGTGGTTCAGGCAGCGGTACCCCCGGAGTCCGCCGAGGTGCTCGCCTTCTTTGGCGCTGATAACACCGCTGGAAGCAGAGACTCGGAGGAGAGCCATGGCTGACGCCCTGACCCCGGAGCGCATGGCCTACATCAAGACGATGCTCGCGACCGTCGATCCAGAGTACCTCTGCCAGTCAGAACTCCTGAGGGAGGTGGAGCGGGAGAACGCAGCCCTATTCGCCGGTCGCGGGGATCACTTCCCCCTGCTGCTGCGGATCGACGGGGTGTGGCGCGAGGGATACCCTGAGTGGATCGGTCCCGACACGAAGCCCGAGGACGTGATCTGGCGGCTTGCTCCGGTAAACAGAGACTTAGACCATGGCTGACGCGCCGCGTCTTGCCCCGACTGGCATCCGGTGGGTGGACACCGGAGAAGTCGAGTTCTATCTGGATGTCATCAGTGCGGCCGATGGTCACCGCGAGGAGACCCGGCTGGTGGTAGGCAGCAACCCTCGCATCGTGATCCAGAAGGCGCGGCGGTTCCTACGCGGCGCCAGCCTGGTCCTGGATCGCCTGGAGAGGGATGGATGGCGGACCGAGGAGTGGGATGACGACGGCCCGCTGGCGGGTCGGCGAGGTCCTGGGCTGATAGCAGAGATTCGACGGGAGCTAGCGATGTCTGAAACTACGCATAGGTACGTCTGCGAGAGTTGCGGGTGGGCCTGCGTCGCCCAGGATGACATGGAGTTTCCAGAGTGCGACAACTGCGGCGACCCGTTGGAGCGTGAGGACGAGCCGGAGCCGGTTCGTGCTGATAGCAGAGATTCCCATGAGCATCGAACGTGACGCGCGTCAAAGGGGAGATGCACTGGGACGCACCGACCCTGACGCTTGACTACATCATCGAGGCCGGTTTCGATGAGAAGGAGATTTGCCTGGCCGTCGGCGGGGGGTTCGGGGTTTGGACGCTTACCCGCGCCCAGCGTCGTGCCTGTTTCGATGAGGTGGAGCGGCGGCTCAGGGCTCGGCTGAACACCCGCCCTGATAACGAGCCGCTCAGCAGAGATTCCCATGCGTAAGCCGTGCCCGATGTGCGGGTGGACCCCGCCACCCGAGTCACCGTCCGACCGGCTAGAGCGGCTCCTGCGCCTATTCCCACCGAAGGGCTACAACCTGCGGTCCCCGTGGGACAAGCGACCGCTGCCACCCAAGAGCAGAGATTCCCATGCGTAAGACCATCGACAAGGACCCCCGCTGCGCCGTCTGCCGCTGCCTGCTGACCCGGTGGAACCGCCCGTCCGTCCCCACCTCCCAACTCTGCTGGGGGTGTGACCAGCTATTCGGCAGCGGCCAACTCCACAGAGATTCCCAGACCCATGCAGGATGACCTCACCTATGTCTCTTTCTTCTCCGGGATCGGCGGGATCGACCTCGGGCTGGACCGCGCCGGCTGGACGTGCCGCGCCCAGGTGGAGATCGACCCCTACTGCCGCCGGGTGCTGGAGAAGCACTGGCCCGACGTTCCCCGCTTTGGCGACATCAAGGAGCTGACCGGCCATGAGCTGCCCCGAACCACCCTCGTCGCTGGAGGATTCCCCTGCCAGCCCGTCAGCCTGGCTGGACAGCGACGAGGAGCCGCCGACAGCCGATGGCTCTGGCCCGAGTTCGCACGGCTCCTTGGCGTTCTACGACCCCGCCTCGCGCTCCTGGAGAACGTCCCAGGGCTCCTTGCTGGACCTGGAATGGCCGAGGTTCTTGGGGACCTGGCCGCGCTCGGGTACGATGCGGAATGGGACTGTATCCCCGCGGCCGCCTTCGGTGCCCCGCATCTCCGTTACCGGGTCTTCATTGTGGCCTACACCCGTGGGGCAAGACGACGGGAAGACGCCCGAGGCCCATCTGGCGATGAAGGCGGAGCGTGGCCTCTGGCCGACGCCGACGGCGAGCGACGCCAGCCAGGTGCGTATGACCGCGAGCGGGCGGCACGGGTCGCTCCAGGAAACGATGATGGCGAGGCGAGGCCTGTGGCCAACCCCGAAGACGCCGACGGGTGGCGGACAGATGGCTCGAACGACGCCAGGCGGGGGCATCCGCAAGCTAGAGGACGCCGTGTCCCAGGAGATTGGGCGGAATACTGGCGCGTTGAACCCGACGTGGGTCGAGTGGCTCATGGGGTTCCCTCTCGGTTGGACCGACTGCGCTGCCTCGGGAACGCCGTCGTCCCCCAGGTCGCGGAATGGGTCGGGCGGCAGATGATCGCCGCCGCTGATAACCCACCGGGTAGCAGAGATTCCCATGAGCACTGACGCATGACCCTGATGTGCGCCTGCGCGGACAAGGACGCCAACTGGCGCGGCCACGGCCTCAATGCCTCCTACGTCTGCACCTGCCAGGGGCGGACGGTGTCGCGGCTCGGGCTGCATTGGGCGCCCCTGACACCGCCCCCACCCGAGGGATATGTGGATCGCCTCTACATCGTGAGCAGAGATCCCCATGCCTAACCTCAGACTGCCCGACCTCTTGCGGCGCGCAGCTGATCGCATAGAGGGCGACCCCCAAGCCACCTTCCTCGCTGCCTTCAATCCTCCAGTAGGGGAGCCCGTTGATTTGCCCCTCTTTGTACGGACGGTGAAAACGGTGGCGAAGTTGATGGGCGGGCTCCCCGTGGATGTGCCGCTGGGATCATCCCCGGCTGTAGTGGCCGCACTGAGAAGGCAAGCTGAGCGTGAGCCTCACCTGAGCAGAGATTCAGCGGACCAACCGAGGGATGTCACACATGACTGAGACGCCGAGCGCCGACGAAATCGTGGCCTATGAGACGCTCCAGTGGGCCTTCGGCGGTCTGGTCGATGGCCGGCCGCTCCACGAGGTCTGCCTCGTCGGGGCGACCCACCACGGGACGCCGGGGCCGACGCTATGCGGCAAGGATCGGTTCGCCAAGGGCGGGCCCGGGTGGTCACTCGGCGGTGGTTGCACCGACCCTGACGCACTGTGCTGCCCCGGCTGCCTCGCCGCCTGCCTGGCGGATCAGAAGCCCGTGGAGGGCATCTTCCACGCCCTCTACGCAGCGGCGGGTGCCCCCACCCACCACTCGCACTCGGCCGATAACCCGGCACGCAACAGGAGATTCTCGGGAAGGGCGGTGACGAATCCTGCCAACCCCGGAGCGGTTGCCGAGATCACCATGCTCCAGCGCCAGGTGCACGACCTCGTGGCCCAACGGGATGAGCTGATCCGCCTCGCCGCCCGTCGGCGGTCGCTCCTTGAGGCGTGGGAACCCCGCGTCACCTGTCCCCAGTGCGGGGAACGGTACAGCGCGACGGCCTGCGGCCCAACCCATGCCCTCGTGCATGACGCTGTGACCTCGCGCCCCGATGAGCTGATCGCTGCGATGGGCAAGGGCGGTAGGGAGGCTCGGGAACGGCCGAATGGGTGAACTCCGCGAGCGCTACTTCCCACTCAGAGAGATCATGGAGGCGTGCCGCTTCGCGGCTGACGGGGGCGTCGCCATCCACGAGAACCTTGACTACAGCGGGACCGTGATCGGCGGGAAAGCCAGGCGCGGGCCGTTCCTGCACGTCATGGCTGAGCTACCCGTGCTCCGCGACTGGGGCGAGCGGGAGGGGATGAGGGCGTCGTGGATCCAGGAGGCTCACGGTTGGTTCCCGCCTCACTTCGATGCCTTCGGATCACGGGCAACACGCATCCTGGCGCGGCTTGGGCACCCTGAGCGGCCAGAGAGCGCGGCGGCCGCTGCGCGCGACCTCTTCAATGACGCGACGAGCGGTCCTGACGACGACTGATGGCGGCCACGGATGAGTCCCATCTGTTTCTGCTCCGCCGGGTGCGCCACCTCTGAGGGTGCCCGCGAGCACGACTTGCCGTGGCACGGGCTGCCGCCCTGCCCCTGCTGGTGCCACTGGGCGCCGACCCCCTCCGGTCGGCGCCACCCCGCGATACTCAGGCAGGCGGCAGGGGGCGAGGAGCGGGTCCCCGCCCCCTCCACCGAGGTCAAGCGGTAACCGGAGGCCGGTTACTTGCGCTTGAACTGGCCGAGGCGGTTGCGCGGCTGACGCGCCCGGCTCCGGCCCTTCTTGTGGCTCTTGTGCCCCTTCTTGCCCATGTGCTTATGGGGGTGGGAGTGGGTGTACACGGCGACCTCCGACGACGCCCCGTCCCGCAAGCGCTGCCCCCCGCACCGTACCACGCCCCGGCCGCCCCGGGGAGCATCGACGGTGCGGTGTCCGGTTAAGGGTGGAGCCCTGAGAACGCCCCCACCAGCCCCCCCACCGCTCCCGCCACCACCGCGATGAGGAGCGGCACCCAGAGCTGCCAGGTGAGCCGCCGCCGCCGGCTGGGGCCTGCCTGCTGGAGCTCGCCGACGGTGGTGACCAGGCCATGCACCTCGTCGCGGATGTCGCCCAGGATGCCCTTGAGGCCGATGGTCGGGTCGCCGAGGAGGTCACGGCGGAGGGTCTCCTGGTCCAGCCGCACCATGCCCACGGCCCCGTTCAGGTCGTGCGCGCGCTCAAAGTGGCACTGACTGTCCGCCTCCAGCAACTCCATGCGGTAGGCGAGGTCGGACTCGCGCGGGCGCTTGGGGCGGCGGTGGGGTCGTGGCGTCAGCGGGATCGCGACCGGCAGGCCCTCGCGGAGCACTTCAGCACCCAGCGTCGGGCGAATCGTCCACGGGCGGTGGGCACCGGAGCCGCGATCTCTCCACCTCGCGAACCGCCCGGCTCACATGGATGTCCAGGCGGCGCAGCCGGTCGCTGATCTCGCGCAGCACCTCGTCGCGGTCGCGGTGTGGGCGCAGCAGGGGGGCCAGGGCCACCAGCTTCACGTTCACGGTGCCCGCCTCCGCAGCCGCCCGGCCCGCCGGCGGTACTGGCGGGTGGCGTGGCGCTCCGCCCGCCGCTCGCAGCTGCCGCCCCGGCACTCCTCGGTCGGGTGCTGGAAGTGCCAGTCCTCGTGGCCCGCGCTCTTGGCGAGCTGCTCCTTCCAGGTCCTGGCCCCCACCTGGGGGTAGCGGGAGGGCGGGTCCAGCCAGATCCGGATCGGCTGGGCGCTGTCGAACGGGGTGAAGGCCAGGTCGCCAGCCGGGTTGCGCTGAGGGAGCACGATCACCCGGGGAGGCTTGGCCCGCCGCCCCACCATGCAGCGCTGGATGATCGCCCGCACCTCGGCGGTGGGGTACCGGGTGCGGTTGTCAACCTCCACCCCGGGTCGGAGGAGCGGCATCCCAGCCCTCCGGTCAGGCTGGCGCGGCGGCCCGGGGCCGGGGCTTCGGCGGCTTGGGCGCAGCCTTGCGGGTTGCAGTGCGTGCAGTGCGCGGTGGTGCGGTGCCCGGCGGCACGGCCGCCTCGGCGCCGCCAGCACGCCGGCGGATCCGCTCCGTCATCTCGCGGGCGAGCGCCGGGTTCTCCTTCTCCGCCCAGGCCACCTGCTCCGCATCCCGGATAGAGGTGGAGTGGGGGGCGACCTCGCTGGCGATCCGCTCCGCATCCTCCTCAGCCACCCCGTGGCGGGCCTGGAGCACCTTGCTCATCACCTCGCGCCGCTGGGGGAGGCTGTAGTGGGGGAGTTCGATCTCGATGAAGCGGTCGCGGAGTGCCGCCGACATCCGCTCCGGGTCGTTGGCGGCGGCGATCACCCGCAGATCCTTGACGATCTCCTGGATGTTGCCCACCTTGGCCGTGGACACCCGGCCCAGCATCAGCTCCAGGAGCGACTCCTGGGCATCCCGATCCGCCTTCTCGATCTCGTCAATGAAGAGCACCCGGACGCGCGGGTCGGCGACCACCTTGGCGAGCGCGGCCGGGGTCATCTGCTTGCCGTCGATGTACTTGCCCTCCTCGGGCAGGGCCTCGCGGGTCGCCTGCATGAGGATGGACTTGCCGGTGCCGGGGTCGCCCACCAGGAGCACCGACTGGGGCGCCTCGCCCTCCACGCACATCCGGACGATGCCCCGCTCGTAGTCGAGACCGACGACGGTGTCATAGACCCCGGGGGGCAGGGTGATCCGCTGGCCCTCGAGGTCGGCCGCCTCCTGCTCCGCGATCACCGTCGCCCCGATGGTGTCGCCCAGGTGGACGCTCTCGCTGAGCGGCGGCAGCGGGCCGTACCGCTTCCCGTCCACCTCCTCGGTCACGAAGCTCCCCGTCATCCGCCCCGCCAGGGCGCCGCGGGCGGCCTCGCTCACCAGCGTCAGCGCTCCCCGGGTGACGAAGGTCGCGACCTCGCCAGCCGCATCGGGATCCAGACCGGCCATCGCGCCCTATCGTACCCGCCCGGTGGCGGGTGGCGGTGAGATCGCGTCAGCCGAGCCCGATGTCCACGTGCACCATGCCGCCCTCGGCGCCGCTCTCCACCGAGGTCACCCCGGGCAGCCCCGCGAGCTCCTCCGAGAGCGGCTGCGGAGCCCGCCCCGTCTCGATGGACACGGGGCCCTCCAGCCTCACGGAGCTCACCGGAGGGGGCGCTGGGGGAGGGAGCGGCGGCGCGGGGCGGCGGGTCTGGGCGGCCCGCTGCAGGCAGAAGACGGCCAGGGCCAGGCCCGTGCCGGCCAGGTTCACCACCTTGAGCGGCGCCCCCACCTGGCCGAGGTTGGCCCCCACCACGGACCAGGAGCCCTGGATCGAGAGCAGGGCTGTCTCCAGCCCGTACGAGTCGGCGGTGAGCCCGGCCTTGACGCACAGCGACGCCAGCGCGAGCGCCGCCGCCGCCCCGCTCACCACCTTGGCTGAGACCCCGAGGCTGGGCAGCTGGGCCGCCACGATGGCCCACACCTGGAGGAGGGTGCACAGCGCCCCCTCGGCCGACTTGAGGTCGCGGGCGATCTGGGCGCGGAGCGCAGTCACTTCCTGGGGTAGCGGAGCGCAGTCACGGCCACCCGCCGGGCGTGGGGCGGCCTCGGGTACTTGCCGCGCCGCTCCAGGGCGTCGATGCCGACCGCGATGGCGAGGATGCCCACCCCGGTCCCCAAGAGCCCCCAGAAGATCAGGTTGTCGCCCTTCCAGGCCTCCGCCTGGCCCTGCGCCCACTCCGCGATGGGCTCCAGGCGGATCTCCACGAGAGCCCCCTGCAGCGGCAGGAGCTGCTGGCTCTGGAAGTCCCCGAGGCTCATCCCGCCCGGCACCGTCCCCGCCTGGGTGAGGCCGCGCACCTGGGCGAGCACCGCACCGCAGACCGCCGCCGCCGGGCCGAGGCCGGCCGCCTGGTAGTCGGCGCAGGCCCACTCCAGCCACTCCTTCACCTGCCAGAGGGCGGCGAAGCACTCGTCCTCATACGGGGCGTGGATCGCCTCCTCGAGGTACACCTGGGCGGCCACCAGATCGGCGGAGGCCCCCGCCAGGGCGTCGGCGGGCAGCGGCAGCGTCACCAGGGCGTCGCTCATGGGCCGATTATGACCCTGTCAGAGCGCCACTGCGGGAGATCACACCGATCTCCTGACGCCTCGTCAGACCTCCTCAGACGGTGTCACAAGAGCACATCTGACATGGTCTGGACGGGAGGGCTCGAACCTCCGACCCCGTGCGCCCGAGGCACGTGCGCTACCGCTGCGCCACGCCCAGGTGGGGAACGGCCCGCCCGCAAACGTGAGCCGTCCCGGCGGGCCGCGATCCTCGCTCGCAGTGTACCGCCCGCTCAGACCTCGCGCCAGGAGTGGCCCTCGTCCAGGTAGCCGTGCCAGCTACCGTCGGGCTCGCGCTCGCTGATGAAGCCCTGGTGGAGGATGCTGTTGCGGATCTCCAGGCTGCCGTCGGCGCACTCCCGGAAGGTGTGCGGCGGCGAGACGACGTGGTGGGGGATGTCGCCCACCTGGCCGTTGGGGAGCAGGTAGAAGACGGCGGGCTTGTCGCCCGTGAAGCCGAGGAGCGGTCCGCAGTAGTCGCCGGGCCGCTCGAACTCGGGAGGCCGCGCGATGCCGTCCTCCCCCACCACCGGTTGCAGCCGCCGGCCGATCATCGGCGCTCGAGCAGCGTCCACCCGCCGGCCTTCGGCCCCAGCGCGTAGACCGTGGCGGGGGCGTCCCACTCCTCGTCGGTGCCCATGTCGATGTCCGCGCGGGTCAGCGCGTACGCGGCGGCGCCCGAGCAGAAGTCGGTCCCCTGGAGGCCGAGGCGGAGCTTGGAGCCGGTCAGGAACATCAGCACCTCGCTCAGGATCCCCACCCAGCCGTAGCCCTCGCGGTGGGCGGCCAGCTCGCGCATGGCGGCCACGCACGGGGCGGCGCCGGCAGGCCCGTACGGGGGCATCCATGCCTGCCAGGCCGCCCAACCGCCCTCCCGATCCAGAGCCCAGGGCACGACCCCCTGGGGACGCGCCTCGATCACCTCGCCGGGGGCGACGCAGACGGCCACGTGGTTCCAATAGGCGGGGTCGCCTGGCCCCCGCCCCCGCCCGTACCGGCGACTCTCGCCAAGCCGGATCAGCGCCGGCCCGATGCCCGCGTTGCGGACGAAGATGATGGCTCCCGGCGTGACGCTCACGGCAGCCGGAGCGCCTCGCCGTGGGTCAGCCCCCACTCGCCAGCGAACCGCTCCACCCGGCCCAGGTCGGCGGTGGCGGGGACGGGCAGCAGCATCACCCCGTACCGCTCCGCCAGGCGGTGCTCCAGGGGGCTGTCGCCGAAGAGGGCGAGGATCTCGGCCCGCCGCGCCCGCCACCCATGGCCGCAGAGTTGCACCGTCCCGAGGCCCCCCACCACCGCGCACATGGGTGGGCGCAGCAGCGGCGGGCGCTGGCGCTGGGCGTCCAGGTAGTGCTCGAGCGCCACGAGGTGGGCGAAGGCGTGGAAGCCGCAGCCGAGCCGCTGCGGCCGCCCGCCGGCAAGGGCGGTGGCGACGGGGTGCAGGGCGGGCGGGCCCGGGCAACCGGGGTGGTCGCAGGAGGCGGCGTTGACACCGATCTGCCACACCCGAAAGAACGCCCAGGAGCGGAGCTCGCCGCCGTGCACATCTGCCGCCTCGAAGGCGCGGAAGCCCACCACCCTCACGCCGGCACCCGCTCCGGCACCCGCTCCGGCTCCCGCTCCGGCTCCCGCTCCGGCGCCGGCTCCTGCGGCTCCACCGCAGGCTCCTGCTCCGGCATCTCCACGGTGCGGACCGGCTCGCCGATGTCCATGGCCCTCAGCCCCGCGCGGGGGGCGCTCCCCGGCCCCGGATGATCCCCCCGGAGGCGATCAGCAGCGCCGCCACCGTCCCGATCGGGATCGCCTGCTCCACCGCCTGGGCCTCTGTCTCCGGGGGGCGGCGGGTGAACACCCGGGCCGCCTCGAGGGCGATGAAGAGGAGCCCCACCATCATCAGCCCGTCGCCCGCCACCTGGAGCCGCGTCGCCGCCATGACCGGCCTCAGAGGATGCCCGGTGCGGAGACGGCGAGGGCTGGGCTGGCCACCGCCCGGTGCGAGGGGGTCATTGCGCCCGCTGCGATGTCGGGGAGATTCCACACGACGTGGGACCAGGCGTATCCGAAGTTCAGCCCCTCAGCGAGCGCGGCCCCGCCCAGGGTGGCCGCCCCCACCCCCACCCAGTTCCACGCGCTCAGGCCGTGTCCCGGCGGCTCCGACTGGAGCAGGAGCGCGATCCCCAGACCGGCCGCCGCCAGCGAGCCGACCGCAATACCGACCGTCATGGGGTTGAGGTTGGCGGATGGGTTGGTCGCGTTCCGGGGCGGCAGGATGTGGATCACATCGTCGGCGGCCCCACCCGCGCCCGCCCCGAGCAGCGCCGCCCCGATGGCGTGATGGGCCATGGCTCAGAGGATACCGGGCGCCGACACCGCCAGCGCCGCCGAGGCCACCATCCCGGCCGGCTCATAGTCGTTGCAGCCGCTCACCCCGGGGGAGCAGGAGATCGGGTTGCCGATGTTGTACTGGACCCGGTCGCTGAACTCGGGCTGCATGCAGAACTGCCACACCAGGCGCTCAGGACCGGAGAGGGTCTCCCCGCTCGGCTCAGTCCAGGGCGTCTCATAGAAAGAGCGCCACGTGTCCAGCAGCGAGGCCGGCGCGCCCGCCCAGTTGCGGTTGAAGACGATGTTGAAGGCGGCGGCGATGAAGCAATCTTCTGCTGGGTTGGGGCTGCCCGCAAAGGCGCCGCCCGCTTGGTACTGATTCGCCAGGCGCTGCACATCGCTGACCAGCTCCTGGCCGCTGTCGCTGACGATGCGGAAGGCGACCATCTGGAGCGGCGTGTAGCCGCAGCAGGGGGCATTGTAGATGCTGGTCCAGTGCTGGTCGGTCGGCTCGGTGCAGTCCCAGCGGCCGAGCAGCATGGCGACCACCGTGGAGGCGATCTGGGTTGCCTGGGAGGCCTGCGACCACCAGTACGGGGTCACCGAGAGGTCGTTGTCAGGATCTGTCCCGCAGGCGCCCACCGGGGTCGCTGGCGGCTGCGGGGTCACCGGGCAGAGCGCCGGCCCCAGCACGCAGGTGCTCTGGCCGTCGATGTCGGTGCCCTGGGCGCAACTGGCCAGGAGCTGCTGCATGGTCGCGTCCGACACCTGGGTGACGTGCGAGGGATCATCACAGTACCCGCAGGCGGCGAGCGCGGCGGGGGAGGTGATGTAGTGCATCACCCCGCCCTGGTCGACGGCGTACTGCGCGCCGCTTGAGGCGTCCTCGATGATGCTCCCGGCGGGCGGGCAGATCGGCGTGAGCACCGGGATGGGCGCGCAGCCAGACTGGTCACCGAGCGGCTGCTGGCCCGAGGGACAGGAGACGCACTGCGAGATCGGCATCCCAGAGGAGCGCACCGTGCCCGACGGGCACTGAACGCACCCCGAGGCCCCCGTCGGGAGGTACTGCCCCGGGGGGCACGATGAGGGGGAGGTCGGCGACCTCGGCCAGAGCAGCCAGGCGAGCAGGGCGGCGAGGCTCACCCCGCCCGCGCCGAAGGCCACCTTCTCGCCCGTGTGGGAGCTCGGCCGGTTCACCGGCTTGCGGCCCCGGGAGGGGGTAAGCGGCGGCGGCGGAGCGAGGGCGACGGCCGACTCGGGCATCGCGCCGATGGTACCCCCGAGAGGCGATCTCGCAGGGAGATCAGTCCCCGGCCGGACCCAGCTCCTGGAGCTGGCGGCGGAAATGGGCCTCATCACCGGGCCGGTCAGGATCTCCCCTGTCCGGTGCGGGTGGAAACTGGACCGGCTCGAAGTAACCGACTCGCTGGTAGTCGGGGGGCACCGGGGGTTGGGCAAAGACGTTGATCGGCGGCTCCGAGATCACCCCCAGGAAGCAGAACTCCTCGCGGCCAGCGCGGAGGTCCCGGCTGGCCAGCATCGACAGGACCAACCGCTGGGTGGGGGCGATGTAGACGGGGTTGAAGTACCCGACCCGCTGCAACGGGTAGCGGAGCACGCCGTTCTCGTCGCGCTCGTCGGGGGGGTAGGCGTAGAGGGGGGCCAGCTGGAGCTCAGCGAAGGTCACGGCAGCGGTGCCGAGACGCATGGCGTCGATCCGGGGCCAGCGGCTGAGCGCCTCATAGCCGTACAGGGCGATGGCCGCCCGAGGCTGGGCCTCGGTCCCCCGGTACACATCGTGCGCCCAGGTGTCGGCCCGCAGCGCCACCGGGTTGCGGAGCCGCGCCACCGCCCGCGCACCTCCGATCCCCCCACCGGAGAACAGATCCGCCGGGCTCACCGCCCGCGACACAAGATCCCCGCCCCCGTTCGCTGCGTGGGCGAGTTGCTGGGCTAGCTGCTGCGCCGTGTTGCGGAGTTGGTACACCTGCTGCGGGGTCACCTCGGCCCGGGGCACGACGATGATGGTGGCCATCAGCGCCGGGCATGGACGAGGCCGACGCGCAGGAACCTACCGGGATCGTGCTCCAGCATCAGTTTGGTGCTGAGCAGGGTGTCACTCTCCGGTTGGACCACCCGGGGCACCACGCAGAGCGCGAACGGCAGCGCCGTGCCGTCCTCGCCCAGCGGGCTCGCGGCCAGCCCGTACAGGCCGGGCACCCGCCAGCGCCGGTACCAGAAGTCGGGCCGCCAGGCCTCGGGCAGGGTCACCGTGAAGTAGCCGTGGTTCCCAAAGCTCCTCCGTTGCTCATCGCTCAAGTGGCGGATGAGGAGGGCGCGGGCCACCCGCTCCGCCTCCGCCGTCCACATCCCACCGTGCCCGTGGGCTGGATCGAGGTGGCCCCGCAGCATCTCCGGGAGGCCCGCATCGAGCGCTCCGGCGGGGATGTCGCGGAAGCGCCCCTCCGGCTCCGCCGCCGCCACACCGGCCGCCTGAGCCGCCTCTCTGCGGATCTCGTCAAGGGTCGGGGCCGGGGGCTGGCGCCAGGGCCAGCCAAACTCGGCGAGCCAGCAGACGACGGCCAGCACCGCACCCGCCACCGCGACGGCTATGAACAGCGCCCGGGGCCACGGCCACGGCCACGCGGTGGTGGCACCCGTGAGCGCGGCTCCCCCGGTCACCAGCTCCGCCATGCAGAAGCCCAGCAGCAGTCGATCCGACCGCTCCATCGGCCGGGCTCAGCCCCCCTGGACGGGGGCGATGATGGTGGTCTCGACGGCCTGGGGATCGAACTCCTTGACCCTGGTGCTGACCCCGTCGCCGTAGTCGGCGAAGGCGGCGTGGCCCTTGCCCATCAGGCGGTCGAACACCGCCCGGGCGGCGTCCACCTCCGCCGGCGCCTTCGGGTCAAAGGTGATGGGCGCGTCCCCACGACGCCCCAGGACACGGATCACATGCTGAGCCATGGTCATCCTCCTACTGACGAAAGCGGACGGCCCGCGCGACCCCCTCCTCGATGGAGATCTGCGGGGTGTAGACGCTCTGGAGCAGTGTGACATCGGCCACCCGGTAGGGGACCCCCACCGGCCGGTCGGTGCGGTGGAGGAGCGGCCGCTCCCGGCCCGCCGCCCGCATGGCCAGGCGGGCGACCTCGTCCACCGACGTGCCCACCCCCGTACCGATGTTGACCGGCCCGTCGACGCCGCCATCGGCGAGCGCGAGGACGGCCGCCACGCAGTCATCGACGTGGACGAAGTCGTGGGTCTGGGTGCCGTCGCCCCACACCTCGAGCGCCTGGGCCGGGGAGACGGCCCGCTCCGCGAACACCGGCACGACGTGGCTGGTCTCCTGATCGCTCCCATACACGCTGAACGGGCGGACGATGGTCACCGGCACCCCGGCGGAGCGCACGGACTCGGCGAGCACCTCGCCGGTGAGCTTCACCCAGCCGTAGGTGGCGTCGGCCTGGCCGTGGTAGTCGCGCACCTGGGCATCGGCCTCGGAGAGCCTCCGGCCGGGACGCTGGATGTGCAGCGGGTAGACGCAACTAGAGGAGAAGGACACGATCCTGCGCGGCCGGGTGCGGAGCGCCCACTCAAAGAACGCCCCGTCGAGCTGGGCGTTCATGGCCCCGATCTGCGCCGGGAACCTCGTGATCCCCTCGATGCCGCCCGTCAGCGCTGCACAGTGGAGGGCGAGGTTCCCGGCGCAGATCGGGGCCATGAACGCCCAGCCCCACCACCGCCGCGCCGTCGTACCGCTCCCGGCAGGCGGCCACGAGGTGCCGCCCGATGAAGCCGCCGCTGCCCGTGACCAGGATCGTCTGCGGTCTCATGCGCTGCCCTCAACCCAGCGCCGCACCGGTCGGCGGTGACCGAAGTCCTTGCCCTTGATCTTGACCATCCGGCCGTCCGGGTGCCACCAGACGATTCCCTCGATGTTGTGATGGATCAGCCAGTCGCGCAGCCCGGCGAAGTCACGGGGCACCCCCTCCAGGATCTCCTGGCCGTGCGCCACCAGGATGTGATGGTCGAGCGGCGGGGAGTCTGGGGTGAGCCGCTCGCAGCCACCCTCCGGCGACGATGAGACCTTGGGGCCGACCAGCTCATAGGTGCCGGGTGGAGGCCCGTTACCCTCATGCTCCGTCTCCCAACCCCTCAGCGCCTCGCGGTGGAAGCGATCCTCGGGGCCGTCGCCGACCGGGATCCAGCCCGGCCAGTGGCCCGGGCTCGCAGCCTCGTCCTGGGCCGCGATGAAGCCCTCGGGTGGCGTCCGTCCCGGCTTGGCGTCGTACCGCTTGAGGAGCATCCCATCCTGGTCGATCAGGCAGGCGGTGCCATCCCACTTGCGGGTGGCCACTCCCTCGCCCGCCAGCACCCACTCGGCACCCGGCACCACCTCGTCGCGGACCAGGCGGTCACCGGGCACGTTGCGCTCAAAGAGGGTCAGGATCTTCCTCACTGGTGCCTCCTCGCCTGGGCCGCGCGCTCCGCCTGGACGCCCAGGAGGTCGTGCTCCACCACCATGCGATCCACCGCCCGGCAGCGCTCATACGCCATCTCGCGGATCGCCTGGGTGTGCCTCCGCATCGCCCGCTGGCCGACACGGTGACGGCTCTCCATCCCCTGGGCCACGGAGACGTTCACCTGAAGTTGCTGGGCGAGTTCCTCGAGGCTCACCCCGGCCAGCAGCCGCAGCGCCCTCAGCACCGCGCCGTCGATCATGCCTCCGCCTCCAGCGCCGAAGCGGCCCGCTCCGCCGCACGGTCATCTGCGCACTCGGGGCAGGGCACCTCGCCGGTCTCATGGCAATGCTCGCACGGGGCGGTGTGCTCATTGCCGCAGAAGCACTCGCACTCCACCTCGCTCGTGCCCTCGCAGTCGGGGCAGTCGATCATGCCCCGACCCCCGCACTCCTCGCAGCCTGATCCGGGATGCTCGCTGGCGGAGATGAGGATCAGCCGGCGGTGCTCCGCCATGTCCAGCCCGTGGTGCCTCGCCCAGTCGTCCACCGCTGGCACGCTGGCCAGGGCTACGGGTACGGGCCGCCTGGGTCTCACGGCACCGCTCATCGGGTGGCCCGCGCCTCCTCGATCTCGATTGCCCATTCCCGGAGGTCATGCTGCATCTCGTCGCCCGGCTCTATCGGCTCATGGAGCGCATCCCCCAGCATGCGGAGGTGGGTGTCCATGAGATCCAGGAAGTCCGCGATCCGGCGTAGTTTCCTGGGCTCGATCTCCTCAATCCGCTCCAGGGCGCGGAGGCGTGGGGGGGCCGCCAGGCTGAGCGCCGCGAGCCGCGCTGAGCGCTCCTCCCGGGTGTGTTCGTCCCACGGCCGCGCATCCGTCTGGAGGTGGGCGAAGAGGGGCAGATCCGCCTGCGCGATGTGCCAGGAGACCTGGCCGGTGGGGAGGGCGATGTAGACGACCGGCCACCCGACCTCATCGGGGTCGAACCCCAGCCAGGCGGGGAAGAGGCTGGACAGCGCCGCCGCCACCTCATTGCGTTCCCGGTACGCCTGGTCGCGGCCCGCCTCGCCCGCCATCCGTCCCCTCTCAATGGCGTTGGCGAACCAGCCGAGGAGGGTGTGCTCCTGGTCGTCGTTGCGGACCTGGATCGGGAACCGCTGCCGGAAGGCCCGCGCCCACACCTGGGCGTCGGTGGTCGCGGTCAACTCCCGGTCACTGATCGGGCGCGTATCAGTGGACATGGATGCCTCCGGCGCGGACCGCCGGGTCGATCACGTCGGGCGGCCATGTCCAGCCGGGAGGGACGCGGCCAAGTGGACGGTCCGTCTCCATCGCCTCCCGCGAGAGTGACTGGTACCCCTCGCAGCCCGAGTGGCCGCAGTGGCAGGGTGCGACCACGCGGCCGAGGAGGCGGAGGCGCTCAACGCTGATCCCGCTCCGCTCCGCATAGCCCCGCTCAAAGGCCAACGCCCGGAGCGTCTGCCTGCTCATGTCGCCCCCGCCCGCGCCGTCACGAACTCCTGGATGGCCTCGTGGTAGAGGGCGATGGCGGCACGGGATGCCCGGACCTCGGCGAGCAGGGTCAGCGTGTCGCGTGCCGCCAGCCTCCTCGCCTGATTGGGATGAGTGCCACTGACGATCTGCTCCCGCATCTCGAGCGCATCGAGTTCGCCGTCCGTCAACACCGGACGGTCGGGTTCGCCTCGCAGCCTGAGTGCCTCGGAAAGCCTCTCCATGAAGCCGTCGAACTCCTGCCGCTCTTCCGCACCCACGGTCACCTTCTCCCCCCGACCGGCGCCACCGAGGCCAGATGCCGGTTGCCGAGTGTCCGCGCCTCCCCCTTGGTCGCCGTGATCTTCTCCCAACCGCACGGGCACCAGACCCGCCAGCCGGGCGGCCGCAGTCCCCGACGGCTGAGGAAGTAGACGTGCATGGGCTCCCTCACGGCCGTGGCCCGTGGCGGCGCAGCCAGGCCCGCACCTCGGCGAGCCGGGCGGCGAGCAGCTCCTCCATCGCCCCGGCGTACAGGAGGGAGGTGGCGCGGCCGACGAAGGGCCGGGCCTCGGCGCGCTGCAGCGAGCTCACCCGCCGCCCCGCCTGGCCGGAGATCTCGTCAAGGCTGAGGCTCAGACGGTGGCGGAGGTCGCGCAGCTCCTCGCCGGGGACGCCGGAGGCGCGGAACCGGGGCGGGGCCGTGCGCCCAGCCAGCATCCGCTTCCGGGTTCGGCTCCCCTTCCGTCCCGCCGCCGCCCGGCGCTGGACGAGGGTGTGCGTTGTAACCACGGGAAAATGCTCTAAGGAGGACGCAGTATCTTCGTCGGTCATGTCACCAGCGAGAGGTGGGTGCCCCACTCGGTCATGGCCGGGCCGAGATCGGAGCCGGTGGCGATCACCCCGCAGGCGCAGTGCACCTCCATCCGGGCGATGCGGCCGTCGTCCAGGCTGAACGGCGGGTCGATGGTCGTCCCGTCGCTGAGCACCGCGCGGACCCGCTTCAGGCTGTGCCCCACCGGCACGCAATCGTGCGGGAACTCCTCGCCGCAGCGGGGGCAGCTGGCCCGCCGGAGGATGGGGCGGGCGCCGCCCGGGAAGGGCAGGGCGCTCATGACGGCATCACCAGGCGCAGCCCCCGCCGCAGCCGCTCGCCCCACCGCGCCGCGAGGTCGCGCAACTCCTCGAGTGCCGTGGCCTGCTCCACCTCGGGGCCGAGGCTGACCGGGCGCCAGCGCGCCCGGGCACCGCAGGGGCACTCCGCCGCCCCGCCCAGAGCCCCCTCCGGGATCGGTGCCGCCGCCCAGGCGTGGGTATGGCCCGGCTCCGACCCCTCCGTGATCCGGATCCAGGCGGTGCTGGGCAGGAAGGTGCCGTCCACCCAGCGCCCCTGCCGACCCAGAGGCGGCAGCTCGCGGGCCACGTCGCTGATCGTCCGGACCATCTCAGCCATCGGGTACCTCCTGGCCATCGACGGCGACGCTCTCCAGGTCCCAGCGGGTGCCCTTGACCTCTAGGGCGTCATCGGGGAGGTCGCCCCACCCCACCTGGCTGTGGAGCGGGATCTCGTACACGCCGGTGGCGGCCCCCAGGCGGGCGAGGCTGGCCCGCTGGGTCAAGCCCATGGTCGCCTGGAAGTCGGCCGCCATCGGTCCCCGGCCCCGGGTGCGATCAACCACGTCGGGATCGGCCGCGAGCAGTTCCACCGTCACCGTCCAGGTGACCGTGACCGCCACGGGCGGAGCCGAGGATCGAGGAGGATCGGCGGCAGTACGCTGCATCGCCACGGGCGCACTGTAGCGCCCCGCCGCTGGGGCGCGCAACCCCCAGCCGACTCCGCGTCAGACGTTCCGCGACCGCCAGGCCACCGGAGCGTGACAAACGCCGCAGATGGTGCTACGCTGCCCTCCAGCGGGGGCGCGAAGGATCCTCGCGAGGTCAGGAGGGATCAACCATGACAGGACACAGCATCATGCGGCGCTGGGCGGCGCCGTTCGCGGCGGCGCTCGCCATCGGAGGCGGGGGGGCGCTCGCTATCGGCGGGGTGACCGCGCTCGCCTGGGGTGCTCCGCCAACGCTCACGGCGGTCTGCCCCTGCGATTCGGCGCACTACACCTTCACCGTTTCGTTTGGTAGCCCGGAGTCGAACTACGACGTGACCGTGGAGCAGTCGGCAGACTCCACCTTCGCTACTGGAGTCACTACGACTAATGAGACGAGCACAACTCAGCCGTACAACTTCTCGCTCTTGCAGAGCAACGGCCAGTACGTTCAGGCTGAGTGGACCTCGGACACTGATACGGGCTGGTCATCTGAGGTCACAGGCGATTCAGGGATCTACATCGACTACGACTCTGGAACGGTAGGAGCTTGTGATCCCGTCTGGCCAGGGAGTCCTTGCTTTGGGCCTCCCAACACGGGCCTGAATCCGGGTGACACTACCACTCTGACGGTGACTGCAGAGCAGGACGTCAATCAGTACCCCGACATGACCACCACACTGACGTGGGACGGGCTGCTGACCTTCGTCAGCAACGGGGATGGCTCTGCGGTATGCACCGCCGGGACCAACAGCGAGACCTGCACCTACACCGATGCCGCCCACCAGTACAAGAGCGACAGCTTCACCTTCACGGTGGGCTCCAACGCTCCGGGCACCGTGGTGACCACCGACATCACAGTACAGGCTGGCGCCGAGGAGGGATGCACGGCCACGGGCACGGCTGAGGCCACGATCACCATGGCTGAGCCCACGCCAACTCCGACGCCGACGCCCACGCCGACCGCAACGCCGACGGCAACCCCGACCCCGACCGCAACTCCCACGCCCACGGCCACGCCGTCGCCGACCGCGACGCCCGTGCCAGCGGTGACCCCGACGACCGGGGCGGGAGGCGGTAGCGGAGGGCTGATGACCAGCCTGGGCATCGTGCTCATGGTCACCGGCCTCGCCCTGCTGGGCTTCCTGGCGCTGCGGCGCCGGGTCGGCCCGCAACCGGCCATCTGATCTCCCTCTTATCCCGGGGGAGGGGTTCGACGCCCCTCCCCTCGGGGCTCAGCCGCCCCCGAAGGCGTGGCTGGCGGCGGCCCGCGACGGAGTGAGCGGGGCGACCGGTGTGGAGCGGGTTAGCGTGCGGCCCAGCGCCGGGACGCCCCCCGGCCGGAGCACGGCCAGGGTGTCGCGGGCGGCGCCTCGGCCCCAGCCCGTGCGGCTGATCGCGTAGGCGGTGCCGACCACCCCGATCACGGAGAGCAGGCCGAAGGCGATCACCGAGGCACGGGCCAGCGGTGCCCCCGGCCCCGGCGCCACCGGGATGAGCGGCGGGGCGCAGAGGCCGCCCAGGCAGTCCCAGTCGGCCGGGCAAGAGGAGACGCAGGTGCCCCCAGAGCACACGGAGCACTGGTCGCAGGCGGGTGAGCAGGGCACGATGCAGGCCCCGGCGCTGCACACCGCAGGCGCGTGGCAGCGAGAGACGCAGGTGCCCGACTGGCAGGCGGAGCATGAGTCGCAGACGGGGCACGGCGGAGGGGACGGCGGGGCGGGGCCGATGGGCGGTGGCAGGCCCTGGATGGCGGCCCGCGCCGCCGTCATGTAGCCCTGGAAGGCGCCGCTCGTGTAGGTGGACCAGGGCGAGAAGGCCACCCCGCCGCTGGAGAGCGCGTAGCCGAGGGTGAAGGCGCAGGTGGGGTCGCTGGCGCACGCCGCCGTGCCCGGGTGGCAGGGTTGGAACACCTGGAGCACGCCGCAGCTCTCGCACCCCGAGGAGCAGCCGCAGCCGCAGCAGTCCGGGTTACAGCCGGTCTCGCACGCCCCTCCCAGCCCGCACTCCGCCCGCGAGATCGCGACGATGATGCTGAGCGCCTCGACGGCGTCCGTGTTGCGGAAGCCGGCGGCATACGCGAGCTGGACGCGCTGGGCCACC